GGGAAGTAATGATGGAAATATTTGGACCACAATAGATGCCACATCATGGGATGGAAGTTGCCAATTTTATGATGGTGAAGGTGGTAGTGACACAGAAGTTCTTATCAATGATGATATAGGATGGATGTCTATTACTTTAGATAACATAACTGCATATACATATTATAGAATATACATATTTAATAATTGGGGTGGTGCTACTGTTTTTTGTCAAGAAATTGAAATGATTGAAGCTGATAGTGCGATGGATGTTTATTCTTTTGGTGCGGGTGGAACAATACAAGTAGGTTCATCTATTAGAATGATTACTTCACAGGTTGGTGACACAATTACAATCTCGCGTAAGTTTAGTTCTGATGTAGTTGCAGGAAATTCATTCACTGCTTATCCGGGTTGTAATCATACACCCGGTAACTGCCGTGTCAAATTTGATAACATTATTAATTATGGTGGGCAAGAACATCTACCTGTAAAGAATCCGTACAAGGGTGATTTGATTCATTGAGAAAATTATGATAAATACTTTTCCAATTTTAGCTGATTTTGGTTTAACTGCTTGGATAGTTTGGACATTGATTATGATGGCCGTTTCCTACGGTGTATCATATTTGATGAAGAAAGACCCCAAGGATGTTAAGTATGACCCTGACACTTTTGACACCCCTGAAATAAAAGAAGGAACTAAATTTCCTGTAATAGCTGGCACTTGTTGGATGGAAGCTCCTATCATTGGATGGTTTGGTGATATTTATACAGAAAGTCTTGGTGTTAGATTATCCGATACGGATGGTCAATACGTATATCTGAATAAATATCATTATGGTGCGCTTCATATCATAACACAAGGTTTTAGTGACGGTGTTATTCAAACTAAAGTTGGTGATTTATTGGTATGGCCAGATAGTGGTGATAAGAAATCTCTTAATGCTGATGCTGCTTCTTCTGCTGTAATTAATCTGCCTGAATTATATGGTGGAATACACGAACATAATGCACAAGTAACTGGGCAAGGTGGTATTGTTGGGACTGTTAATTTCCAATATGGTTTACCTGCCCAGACAGTAAATACGTATCTTACCGCACAGTTAGGTAGTTACATATCTGCCAATAGGGGATTGACAATAGCAGTTTTGCGAAGACCATACATAGGTCTTTCATCTCAATTGTATCCATGGAAATATTTAGTTAAAAGAACAGACCATTTGTCAAGCGGTGAAGACCAATGGTATCCAGAGAAAGCAGCAATACGAACATATGAAATAAATCCAATTCATTGGTTGCGTGAAATCTATACTGATACTGAATGGGGTCTTTGTACACCCACTGCATCAATGAACGATACAACTTTGAGAGCAGCTGCTCTTGTTCTTTATAACGAAGGGTTTGGAATATGTATTAAGTGGGAAAGTGAACAATCACTTGAAGCCCATGTACTGGATATTTTACGTTACATAAATGGTGTTATATATGAAGACCATTCAACTGGATTAATTGAAATTAAATTAATTCGTGACGATTATGTTGTGGCAACTCTTGAGGAATTTGACGAAACTGATATTGTAAGTATTGAAGGTTTTACACGTGGTGTACTGCATAAGATTCCAGATGTGACTTATGTAAAATATTGGGATATGTATAATAATCTTCCAGTGACAATAGTAAGTCACGATATGGCTCTTATCCTTTCACAAAACGAAACATTGATACCCAACGATGTGGATTATACTGGTGTTGTTAATGATGAGTTAGCAGGACAATTAGCAGCACGTGACCAGCAACAACTTTCGTCCTTTGCTGCTGCGATGACTATTAAATGTAAACGTACTATGTCTCATTTACATCCGGGTGATGTGTTCAAGTTATCCTATTCACCATTAGGAATAGTATCTATGATTGTTCGTGTAGTCACACCACATTATGGAACTTTGACTGATGGCATAATAACATTCGAATGTATGGAAGATATATTCGGGATGAAGCTTTCCCTGTATGCTGCCCCACCATCTACCAGTTGGGATAGTGTGGTTGATGACCCTGTGTATGATGAAGATTTCTTAATAGCCGAGGTTGCTATGAGTGGAGTTGACCCAACAGTAACTGTAGAATAAAGGACTAAAATATGCTTTGGACAAATAGAGGTAAGTTTTTAATGTTAGATTGGGTATTTGGTGGAGAACCTTTGCCAGATAGTTTTTATGTGGCGTTAGTGACTGCTGACATCGTTCCAACGGTGGATACAAATACACTTGGTCAACTAACAGAAATTGCAGATGGTAATGGATACACAGAAGGTGGATATGAGTTGACACCGGGGGATACAGATTTTGATGTGTTTACGGAAGATGACACAAATGATAGAGCACTCGTTCAACTTAAAGACCTTGTTTGGACAGCATCGGGAGGAACGATACCAGCTTCTGGTAATGGTGCGATGTATGCCATATTGACTGATAGTACAGGAGATTCAGGGGAAACGATAGGGGACAGACAGATAATAGCTGTGTGGGACTTAGTAACTGCCAGAGAAGCTACTGTCGGGTTTGCAATCACACTCGCAGATTGTGAGTTAAGAACTATAGCACCATAGAAATACATATTACTTATAAGGGCTGAGTAATGAGCAGGGAAGTTTTTATCATAGGCGGCGGTAAGAGTTTGGACGGGTACGACTTTAACCACCTAAAAGACAAAGACACCATTGCAGTTAATGTTTCAGCACTGGATGTTCCAAATCCAACTTATTGTATTACTGCTGATTCTTCCATATTTCGTAAGGTACAAGAAGGTTATTTCAAAGATGTAAACACCACTTGGGTTTTAGTCACAAATCCAGAACATTGCTCAATGAAATTTCGTGATGGAAAGTTTGTTCATAAGAACGGTTTCGTATATAATTTGTTTTGTATGAATATGATAATACGTAATGCTGGTGTCGAAGGCATTGGATTTACATTCAGTGATTTTAGAACTGGATATAACAGTGGATTTTGTGCATTACAATTAGCTGTGTTGTTAGGATATGATGTAATTCATTTGTTAGGTTTTGATTTAATCGGCACACATTATCATAAACATTATAGTCCTAACCAACAAATTGCAGCAAAGACCTTTGAAAAGTTCTATCAAAACTTTGTATTGGCATTAAACATTCTTAAAGACCAAACAAACATAAAGGTGATTAGTCATTCGCCAGTTAGTCGATTGAATAGAATTATTCCATATGAAAGGCTGTAAATGGAACAGAAACGATTATCAATTTTAATATGTTCTATACTTAAACGGGCAAAACTGTTACACAGATTATTGGTTTGTTTGAAACCACAAGTGACAGACGAAGTTGAAATTATTACAGAGATAGATAATTGTGAAATGTCGATTGGTGAGAAAAGGAACAAACTGTTGTCGCGAGCAAGTGGTGATTACGTTGCTTTTATAGACGATGATGATTTGGTAAGTGATGATTACATTAGTAAAATATTAACAGCAATAAAAACGAATCCAGACTGTTGTAGTTTACAGGGTGAAATTACACATCATCATGGTAAGGTGGATATTTTTAAGCATTCAATAGAGTATGACCACTGGTTTAGAGACAATGGAATTTATTATAGGTGTCCAAATCATTTGAATGTGATAAAACGAAGTATTGCATTACAAGTTGGGTTTCCACACATAAATAGTGAGGAAGACCGTGACTTCTCTGGGCGTGTATTTCTTTTGTTAAAAACAGAAGAGAAAATTGAAGGAACAATTTATTATTATTATTCGGACTAAAAACTATGAAGATTTTGTACAAGTATCCAACGAGAGCAAGACCAAATTGGTTTAAAAGCACACTTCTTACTTATTATAATAAGATGAGTAAGGGTCGTGATTTTACTTTCTTAGTAACATGTGACCTCGATGATGATTCCATGAACAATGTATTGATGCGTGATTTCATGGATAAGATGCCAAATTTGGTTTATAATTTTGGGGAACATACCAGTAAAATTGATGCGTGTAATGCTGACATGTCTCTCGTTACAGATTGGGATATTTTAGTTTTAGTATCTGATGATATGGTTCCTGCTATACAAGATTATGATAACATTATAGTTGAAACAATGAAAAGGTATTACCCCGATACTGATGGTGCATTACATTTCAACGATGGGTTTCTTGGAGAAGACCGAACCATCACTTTGTCGATAATGGGAAGGAAGATGTACGAAAGATTTGGTTATGTATATCATCCTGATTATATAAGTTTCTTTTGTGATAATGAATTTACTGATGTAGTTTATGCCTTAAAACGATGTCACTATAATTCTTCTGTGATTATCAAACATGAATGGAAAGGTGGTAAGGGTGAAGATGATTTATATAGGCGTAACACTAAAATGGGACAAGGTACAGATGACAAAACATATATAAGACGAAAGGCTTTAGGGTTTCCAAAATGAAAAATGTAATATCATATGTATTATGGGGTGATGATGAAAAACGCTGGATTGATTTGACGTATGCAATCGTTGCAAACTCTGCAATATATCCAAACTTTGTTTCTCGCTTTTACATTCACGAAAGTGGAAAGGCTTCACGATT